ATCAAGAAACACCTCAAATCACTGGAACCCAAACCATGACTCGTATCACCAACGACAAGGCCATCGACTTGCCTCTGGCAGTCTGGCTGATCCAGGATGGCTACAAGAGCGGTGCTGACCAAGCTCCCCCTGGTGAGTTGATCTCTGTGACATCGGTCATGAAACCGACTCGCCAGATGATCCTCAGCCGCAAGGTGGACAAGTCCCAGGAGACCCTGGATGTGGCTGATCTCGTCAGCTCACGCATGGGCCACAGCCTTCACGACTCTATCGAGAGGGCCTGGACCGAAGGCAACTGGCAGAAAGCCATGAGGGATCTGCACTACCCCCAGTCGATCATCGACAAGGTGCGGATCAACCCGAAGATCGGTGACCCAGTGGAACCTGGAACCATCCCGATCTACCTGGAACAGCGGGTCTACAAGGAAGTGGATGGCATCATCCTGACTGGTCAGATCGACTTCCTGATCGGCAACTCCTATCGGGACTTCAAGTCCACTTCGACCTATGCCTGGACCTCTGGATCCAAGGACGAAGACTACATCCTCCAGGGATCTCTGTATCGCTTCCTGCTTCCAGATCTGATCACTGACGACGTGATGAGGATCGAGTTCATCTTCACCGACTGGGCTTCCTACAGAGCCAAGGTGGACAAGAAATACCCCCAGGCTCGTGTGGCCCACCGTGAGTTCAAGCTCATGAGTCTGAAAGACACCGAGATCTGGCTTCTGAACAAGCTGGCTGAGATCCGGAAGAATGCCAAGCTCGACCAGTCGAAGATGATCCAGTGCAACGACAAGCAGCTCTGGAGAGGCGACGACGAGTTCAAGTATTACGCCAAGGAAGAGACCTTCAAGACCGGTGGTCGAGCCACCAAACGCTTCGACAAAGCCAGTGATGCTGAGCTTCATCGGCTTCAACAGGGCAAAGGCATCGTGGTCAAGTTCCCTGGCCAACCGAAAGCTTGCCTCTACTGTTCGGCCTTCACGATCTGTGAGCAACGGAAGAACTACTTCCTTGATGACGGGTCTCCTCGGTAACCCATTCACGACGAAAGGACTTTCACCGTGACTTCCAAGATCTTCGATCTGGAAGTGCTGAAAAGCACTTCTCACCACCCAGCCATGAGTGAACTGGTTGATCTGCTGTGCCATCGCACTGGCAACGTCAACCGGGACTTCTTTCAGGCTGAAGTGGCCTACTTCCTGGGGCTGATCCCCAGCTCGATGAGATGCACCATCGACAGTGCTGAGCGGGGTAAGATCCCGGTCAACATCTACTCCATTGCCTTGGCCACATCAGGCTTTGGCAAGGGTCACTCCGTGAGCCTCATGGAAGATGTCATCTCCGATTTCCGCGAAAACTTCATGCGGACGACCTTTCCGTTCATCGCCGAGAAGTCGATGTTCGATCTGGCGAAAGACCTGGCTGCTGCCAAGAACAGCGACGAGGCTGAGGAACGCAAGATCCTGGAAGCCGACTTCAAACGTCAGGGCCACAACCCGTTCATCTTCGACTCGGGCACAGGTCCTGCTGTGAAGCAGCTTCGCTACAAGCTGCTGCTGGCTCGTGCAGGTGCCATCAACTTCCAGATGGATGAGATCGGCTCCAACCTCACAGGTCAGACCGAGATCATCAACATGCTCCTGGAGCTGTATGACTTGGGTCGCATCAAGACCAAGCTCGTCAAGAACACTGCCGAGAACGAACGTGGCATCGACATCCATGGATCAACTCCTGCCAACATGCTGATGTTCGGCACGACCTCGAAGCTCTTCGATGGAGCCAAGACTGAGGAAGACTTCTACAGCTTCCTGGAGATCGGCTATGCTCGTCGGTGCTTCTTCGGTCTGGGCAAGCCTGAGGTGCTCCACGCCACAGTGAACCCCGAGGATGTCTACAACGGACTGGTCTCTCAGAACCGTTCGGCCAACCTCACCAAGTGGCGGAAGTTCCTGGGAACCATGAGCGATGCCAAGCACTACGGCAAGAAGCTCTCTGTTCCCAAGGAAGTCGGCATCAAGCTGGTTTCCTATCGACTCTTCTGTGAGGGTCTGGCCAATGCCATGCCCGAACATGAAGTGATCCGGAAAGCCGAGATCAGCCATCGCTACTTCAAGGGCCTCAAGCTGGCTGGTGTCTATGCGTTCCTGGATGGGAATGCAGGGATCACCATGGACAACCTGCTCCAGGGTCTGAAGGTCGCTGAGGAGAGCGGTGCGAGCTTCCAACAGCTCTTGAAGCGTGAGCGTAACTTCGTTCGGTTGGCGAAATACATCGCTGCCACCGAAGGAAATCTGACCCACGCTGACCTGGTCGAAGATCTGCCCTACTACCCGACATCCACCGGTCCCCGGAAAGAGATCATGGATCTGGCCATGGCCTGGGGTGTGGGCAACCATGTGGTCATCAAGAAGACGACAGTCTCTGGTGTGGAGTTCTTCGCTGGATCCACTCTGAAAGAGACTGACCTCAACAAGATGGTCTTCAGCTTCTCTGACCACTTCGCTCAGAACTACGCCCCGGAAACCAGGCCCTTCAGCAAGCTGCCTCAGCTGCTGCAAGCACCGGGGATGCACTGGTGCAATCACCACTTCGAAGACCAGCACAGGGTCGATGAGAAGGTGATCGAAGGCTTCAACATGATCGTCGTTGACGTCGATGGCTCGATTTCTCTGGCTGCTGTCCACGAGCTGATGAAGGATTTCACCTACATCACAGCCACGACCAAGCGTCACACCGATCAGACGAACCGCTTCCGGCTGATCATGCCGACGAACTATGTCCTTCACCTCGACAAGACGGACTACAGGGAGTTCATGAACAGCCTTCTTCTCTGGCTTCCGTTCAAGTCTGACGAGTCCGCGAACCAGCGGAACAAGAAGTGGATGACCAATCCGGATGCGATCATCAAAGTCCATCCTGGAACCAGCCTGGTCAACGTTCTGCCCTTCATTCCGAAGACAAGGCTGAACACGGAATACCGGGCATCCGTCGTGGATCTCGGACGACTCGGCCATCTGGAACGCTGGTTCTTGGCACACATGGACGAGGGCAATCGGAACCAGAATCTCTTCCGGTTTGCTACCATGCTCATGGATGCTGGTCTCAGCTATCCTGAGATCTCGCACAAGGTCATGCTTCTGAATGACCAGTCCCCTTCACCTCTGAAGAAGGACGAAATTCAGACCACGGTCTTGAAAACCCTGGGCCAGAAAATGTCCAAGAAATGAGGTGAATCATGAAGCTCAGTGAGCTTGTCGAAGGTGAGGAAGTCTATCTTGATGCGGGATTTACCTGCATGAAAGCAGGCTTCCACACCGTGAAGAAGAACTCCGATGGTGAGTTCTATGTGGAATGTGAACAAGGACAGCATCTTCTCGATGGTCAATGTGATGAGACCGACGAGATGATTGGTGTCTTCAAGGAGAAGCCCAATGACCTCTGAAAATCCAAAGAGCCTCCTGATCGCAGGTGAGTCAGGAGCAGGCAAGTCCTTCTCCCTGATGAACATGCGTGGTCAGGAAGGTGTTCTCTACTTGAACTGCGAGAGCGGTAAGCCCTTGCCGTTCAAGAACAAATTCAAGCGGGTTCAGATCGACGATCCGCTTGAGATCTTCGGCCTCTATCAGAAACTCATCGACACACCGGGCAACCGGTTCCATACCGTCGTCATCGACACGGTGAGCTTCATGATGGAGAGATACGAAGCAGTCCATGTCCACAACTCTGCCAACTCGATGAAGGCATGGGGGGACTATGGCTCCTTCTTCCGCACCCTGATGTATGACTACATCGGCAAGTGCGAGTCGAACACCATCTGTCTCGGTCACCTGGATTCCGAACTCCAAGAAGAGACAGGTCAAATGAAATACAGTGTTCCCGTCAAGGGTGCTCTGAAGAAGAACGGTCTGGAAGCCTACTTCACCACCGTCCTGGTGGCCAAGAAGATGAAGCTGAAAGACATCTCCAAGGACGGCGGTGCCAACAAGCTCCTCCACATCACACCCCGTGATGAAGAGCTGGGCTTCAAGCACGTCTTCCAGACGAGAACCACCAAACAGACAGTTGGAGACAGGATCCGTTCTCCCTTCGGTCTGTTCACCGACGACGAGACCTTCATCGACAACGATGCACAGGCCGTCATCGACCGACTGGTTCAGTATTACGCTGCTTGAACCAACAACCTGAAGAAGAGGAAAGCTCATGAGCAATCAGAACATCTTTGCGGGCAAGAAGCTCGCCAAGGAAGATGCTATCGACACCGACTTCGTCGGCGGTGGTGGTCTGTTCGACAGCGACATCTATGTCGCCAAGATCAAGACCGCCTTCACCGGGAAGGCTGCCAACTCCGAGGCACGCAACATCACGTTGCTCCTCGACATCGGTGGCCGAGAACTTCGGTCTCAAACCTGGGTCTCGAACAAGGCCGGTGAGGTGACCTACACCGACAAGCAGACCAAGGAGGTCAAGAACCTCCCTGGCTTCAACCAGATGAATGCTCTGGCACTCCTGGTGACCGGCAAGAACCTGGGCGATCTGGATGTCGAAGACCTTGTGGTCAAGCTCTATGACTTCGACGCCAAGAAGGAGATCCCTCAGTCGGTCTCCTGCTTCACCGAACTCCACGGCGAGACCATCGCCGTTGCTGTGCAGAAACAGACGGTGGACAAGAACGAGAAGAACGCTGCCGGTGACTATGTGCCCTCGGGCGAGACCCGTGACGTCAACGTCGTGGTGAAGTTCCTGGACGCCGACAAGCGTCTGACGATCTCCGAGATCGCCGACTTCATCAAGAGCCTGGGTGAGACCTTCGACAACGTCGTCGATGGTGGCAACCTGCTCAAGGCCATCAAGAAGGCTCCCGCTGAACAGGCGACCTATGCCGACAAGTGGCTGAAGATGAACCAGGGCAAGACCTACGACAACTCGGTTGGCAAGAAAGGTTCGACCGGCAAGGCGTTCGCAGGTTCGGGGACGACAGCGTCAGCGAAAGCTGATACGTCGAAGGCTGCTTCGTCGCTGTTCGACGACTGACCCTCACCCGAGGGTCGGCCACATGAAATGAAGGTTGTGGTATGACGCTCAGACGGAAATTCCAGATCAAGCTGCCTCTACGGATGAAAGTCAACAAGGCAGGAGACCAGGAATCTCTGAACCTGAATGTCTTCCGCAACCTTCATTTTTACAAGCTGAACTACCAGAAGAAGGCTTTCCAAGCCTTTGTGAAACCTCTTCTTTCTGGGATTCCCCCAATGGAAACAATTCGGCTTCTCTATCAGCTGAATCCAAAGGGAGGAAGCAGACTCGACATGATGAATGTCGGATCAATCATCGACAAGTTCTTTTCAGATGCTCTGGTCGAAAACGGGATCATACCCGATGACGACTACAAGCACCTGGATCAAGCAACCTTTTCTTTTGGGCGCATCTGTCCAGAAGACCCGCACGTCCTTGTGACGATCATTGAAACCCTACCGAGGAAAGAAACGCACATGCGTATCCTGCTGGATCAAGAAGAAATCCGGTCGGCCCTCGAAGCCTTCGTTCAGACGATGGGTCTTCCAGGAGCTGCCGGTGTCGAACTCACCGTGAATGATGACGGTGATGTCGAAGCGGAGATCATGACCAACCTTCGCCCTGTGAAGGCCGGTGCCTTGACTGTCGAAGACTATGAAGGTCAACCCGTGACCTCGACTGAGGAACCCCCTCGCCGCAAGCGTGGAGGCCGTGTGCCTGGGTCGAAGAACAAACCGAAGGTGAACACCAATGTTCAGACAACTGCTTCAAGCGGCTCTGCTGGGGCTTCTGAAGGAGTTGGTCGTGGTGCAGTCACAGCGGGTGATCTCTTCCCGGAAGACGGTGACGAGTCCGATGAAGACGAAGAAGGTCTCGAAGTCGGGGAACTCGACATCGGCGGAGACGGCGCTGATTCGACTGAAGGCGAAGGAGACGAAGACGACGATCTCTTCTCGACCAAGGGGAGTGCCCCTCGGGGAAACCCTTCAGGGGACTCGGACTCCGGATCCTCCGAGGACCCCGAAGCTGAGGACGACGACGGATCCGACGAGGAAGAGACTGCCGCCCCGGCAGTGAAACGTCCGTCGATCTTCGACGCGGACTGACGATCATGATCGCCAGAATCATTGGAGCGGTGGCCGGGATGGCCATCGTCTTCGGAGTCTTGTCGATTGCGATCTTCGTGGCAGGAGCGATTCTCGGACTGGTCCTGTCGTTCTTGATCCCCATCGGGCTGCTTTTCACGGGAGTAGGCGCGGTGTGGTTCTTGACGACGGATTTCAGTGAGGAAAAGTCGAAGTCCAAGAAGTGATCGACAGAAGGAGGGGGCTACCTGGTTCACCAGGAGGCCCCCTTCACCTTTTTCAATTACCAGTCATCAGGGTATACCAGGGGTTGATGCTTGGAGCATCCCACAGCATGTCCCAACCCATGGAGTAACCAAGGGTTCCCTCAGCAAACTTCCCTGCAAGGTTGTCAGTGATGGGACCAGACTCCAGACCCAGCATACCCACAGACGTCAGGGATCTGACCGGATTGTCCCTCAAAGTCTGGAGAGCAACCTTCATGGATCTGATCTTGAAGGTCAGGAACCAGGTAGCACCCATCGACTCCAGATACTGACGCTGACGACCAGGTAGAAGACTGAAGTTCACGAACTCTTCGTTCACCTTGGAGATCGCATCCTCAGGCTTCATGCCCTTCGAAACCAGGTGATCGTAGTAGATCGACTTGGCGATGAAGTCCCCATACTGAACCGCCTTGTTGGCACCCTTGTAGATGGCTGTGTCCTTGCTCAGGAGACCATACTTGACCACTGTCTGGACACCCGTAGGCAGCTTCTGGAGCTGAGCCTCGACCCAATCCCCAAAGCGTCCCTCAGTGATGTGAGCATCCAGCTCAGTCATCCCTTCAGAGATCGACTTGTAGGCACCAGCCTCCACCAGAGGCCAGATGCTCATCCGCTTGTTCTCGTCGTTGAGCACCTGCTTCTGCTGCTTGATGATCAGAAGACGATTCGGATCGTTCTGGTTCAGCTGTTCCTGAATCCTCAGCCCATGGAG